ACTGCTCATTACCACGGTTCGTCTGGAAGGTCTCATTCTTTAGTTTCTCATAGTCAACGAGTTTCGCTTCATCAATGAAGATATGGTCGAGCGACAGTCCGTTGGAAGCTCCCTCACGGTCCTGTGTGATCAGCTGAACCACGGATCCGTTGTAGAATGATATCGTGTGCTCCCATGCCTCCGGGGTGAAGACAGGTGTGTCCCAGTGCAGGGCCTTCCATGGTTTCTTGTTCACGATGTAATGCACGTCCCTCTTATATCCGAGCCGCTCAAAATGCACAACCAGGGAGGGAATGATGGAGGTGAGGAGTTTCTTGTACGACGGGCCGACGAATCCGGATGTGGAACGGGGCATGCCCTGGAAAACGTTCATCATACGCATGGCCTGAACAAGGCCTTTTCCAACACCACGGCCTGCCACCATTACCAGAAACCGGGTCATCATCATAACCACATAGTGCTGGGCATCGTTAAAGTAAACCTTCTGTTTATTCAGACTGCTCATCTTGCTCTATCTCAACATATTGCGCATCCTCAATATCACTCTTGCTATACTTTGCTATCATCTTCCTGATCATTCCCCTGAGATCCGGGATGCGTCGGATGCCAAGGACGGTAGGATCATCGGTAGGCTCGATCTGCAGCGGCACGATCTGGTCGAAGGCCATGTCAGGCGTATCCTCCTTGTCGAGCTGGTTGGCCTTAATGAAATTCTTCTCCAGTAAGGCTATGGCACGATGATCACGATCTCGCTCTGCCATCAGCACATGCCGCTCATTCATCTGGTTGAACCGCCAGCGGGCAAAGTCCTTTGTCATGGCCTGGATATCCCCAAGCAGTTTCTGAACGAGGCTCACATCCTCGTAAGCCTTGCTCTGGGATATCTTGAACAGGTCGATATCCTGCTGTACGATGTCCTTGGTCGATTTGTTAGGGTACTGCAGCCAAAATGCATATAACCCGCGGATGCGGTGCAAACGCTCCAGCATCAGCGGGTTGACGTGCTGCTCAAGCAACTGATCGTCGTCAAGAGGCAGCAGGGAGGCATACTCATCTATATTGACAGGGAGCATATCACTTGATGTCTATGCCAGCAGAACGCAGTTTAGTCTTCAGATCCTCAGACAGGGGTATATTTGCCTCGATCAACAAGTCTACCCTCTTCAGAATCTTCTCCTTCATGGAGTCGTACAGAGGGATATCCTCCGGCTCTCCACTCTCGTGTAAGGAGGTCAATATTCTTTGAGATGTAGGAACGGGCATTGATGACCTCCTTGGGCTCGACAGCCTGCTGCCCTGATTCAGTTCCTTCCTGAGCCTGTTCGTTCCCAATGACATACGCATCGTACTGCTTCATCATGTCCCGGTATTCATACCAGGAATCCTTGAGAACCTTGAGGTACTCATAGCGGTCACATGCCTGCCGGATAGACTTGCAGGTCTCGAACACTGTCTTGATCTTCTTCCACAGCTCAGCGGCATCAGCCCATAGGGCCTTGATATTGTCAGGCAAACGGTCATGATCCTCACGGATACCGCGATGGTCAGGCTTCTGCTCATCATTGACAGCTTCCTGTATCTGAGGCATGATCTCAGCATTCATCTGGTTGACTTCAGCAAGATCCAGTTCATCTACCAGGTACTTGGTGTGCTTACGAAGCTCGTACTCCACCTTCTCGAGCGTCCTGGGCCTTTCAGGGCGACGCATCAGCGTGTTCAGCATGCCGGCGCGCTGCGGGTAGATCCGCCGAAGAAGCTCTATTCCCCGAAGTATATTCTCCACTGAGGAGTGATCACTCTCAAGCCATGCCAAGGCGGCATTGGCCAATTCACGTTTATTTTCCATATTCTTACAATTAAAAAAGGTGCGGTGCCACGAAAGCACTGCACCGATCAAACTAAAAACCTATTAATAACTAACTACAATCAAACTATGTTTAATAATAACATTTCATGTTTATTAGTCATCAGCTGCCTGCTGTCTTCACCGCACCGGTCTCACCATTGAGGATAGTTCCATCAAGCAGCTTGATATCACCATAATAGAATGGAGCAAGAGTATCCTGGTCAGAACAGGTGAGCGTAAGCTGGGTCTGGTTGTTGTCACCGGACTTCTCACCGGTTTCCTGGTTGACAGCCACATCGACAACCTCATTCTCATCACCGATCAGACGGTATGGACCGTCGTGCGTGGGCACAAGGAAGATACAGTCGTCATTGTTCAATGCGGACGCAACTCCGGAAACCTCCTCATCAGTACCGGCCATCGTCACCGTGGCCACATTGTCGAAGGCCTTGTTGGGCCATTCACCTGTACTGGTGCCGGTAACAGAGTTCTTCTTGGGAACCAACTGCGTACGGAAGAAGCCCGCACTCTCGGCCAGCACGAAGCTTTCCTTGATGACGGCATAGCCCTTGATGTCGGTGGCACTGTCCTTCTGGACGGCCGGGAACGTGGCGATATCCGCCTTGCGGATCGCCAGGACGTGGTTCTTCAGGCCGGGCTTGGTAGCCTTTCCCCTGCAGAACTCGATATCGGCATACAGGTTTTTCTCAGTTGTACAATCCTTCATAACTGTTATCTGTTAGAGATTATGCAGAAACCTCGGCCACGCTGATCATTTCCGGATTGATGGAACGGATCTGGGTACCGAAGAATAAGGTAGCCACGAAGTCGATCAGGAAGTGAGAGCTCAATGACTTCTCAACATTGAAGGTATCCCACTCACTGCTGATGTTGGTACCGATCAGCAGATTCTCCTTGGTGGTCAAGCAGAGGAAGTTGTCCGGCACATTGGCAATAGGCACGATGGTACACTTGCCGTTGCTGCCCTCGATGGTACGTTTCGTGTACTGCTGGTTGTAAGGCAGAGAACCGTGATTGTCCTGGTAGGACTCATCATAGAGGTGAGCCGCATTGGGAGAACAGATCAGGTTGAGATTCTGGCGACGCAGCTTCACATGGGAAGTCCAGTAGAAATCCTTGAACTGATCCTCTGCGTTGGCAGCGGTCAGAGATGACAGATTGAACAGAGACTTCTTGGCGACAGTCATGCTACCGGCAGCAATCTCCTGGTCGATAATGGTCTTCAGACCATTGAAGAGTTTGTCGGTAGTAGCTCCGCCGGCCTCATGCTTGGCGGTCCAGATATTCTCAAACAGATGCTCACCGAGCTTACCCATCAGGTAAATAGCGACAGCCTTCACGATAGGTACATTCTTGAGACCATCACCCTTGGTGATGTTGCTTCCCCAGATACTCTGGTAGATTGAGTTCGGATCGATTCCCTTGATGGCAGAACCGAAGAAGACTTCCAACTCACGGCTGTCAATCTTGAAATCCGTGTCGTCACGACGGGTCTTGTCGTAGTTTCCCACCTGCATGTCACCGACCAGCTCACTCACGGAGAGCTTATGGCGGAGACCGGTGATCAGCGTCACATAGGGCAGGATCTCGCTCATTGAGAACAGCGGCATGGTAGCCAGTTCCCGACGATCCGTGCGGAAAGAGGTCTGCAGCCTCTCCAGCGTAATATTGATTTCACCACTTGTGTTAGGCATATCAAATTCCCATTACAGCGTTATACGTCTTACGGGCTTCGTCGATATCGACGGCACCCTCATTGTTATCACCACCAGCATTCTCGAGGTGTGTTCCACCGGCAGAACCCTTCAGGTTCTTCACCTGCTCCTCAAGGTCATTCTTCTCCTTGGTCAGCTGTTCGATGGTCGACTTCTGCTTCTTCAGCACGTCGGATGCCTGCTTGCAGGCATCGTTCTGCTTCTTCAGCTCATCGTCGATGGTCTTCAGCTGATCCTGCGTCAGGGACACATTGCCCTGCTCGTCCGGCTTGAAGCCGTCAGTGATGGCCAGCAATGCCATCACGGAAGTAAATACTTTGATCATCTTGTTATGACTGTAATTG